CTTTGCCAAATACACTCATTTAACTGTAGAGAGTGCATCTGCTAGAGCTTCATTGGCGTATGCTGTAGAGACTGATGCAATCGCTTCGCATCAAGGGTTCAAGGGAAATGATACAAATAAAAATGACCCCATAGAGTTCGTAAATGATGCCTTTGTTTATTACCTCAATAAGGGCGAAAAGATGCACCAACTTGATGGTGCAAAGAGTACAGGAGAGTTTGGAGAGTTTATTAAATCTACAATCCGACTGATTGCCGTTGGTCGTAAAATCTCTTATGAGTTAGCTTTTAGAGATTACTCTCAAGTAAACTTTAGTTCTGCAAGGGCTTCAATCCTCCAGGACCATAAGAAATTTGATGAAGAGCAGATACTGATGGCTCGTTATGTCTTGAATCCAATATTTAAAGCATGGTTAGAAGCCAATGTATTGGCAGGAAATCTTCCTATCTCTCCATTTTACTTTTATGAGAACCCAACCAAGTTTACCCAACCACGTTGGATAGCTCCAAAAAGAGAGTGGGTCAATCCACTACAGGATATTAAAGCAATTGAAAAAGAGTTGGCTCTTGGACTAATTACTTATGAAGAGGTATTGGGTAGTAGAGGAAAAGATTTAAAAGAGGTTATCGCCCAAAGGGTCAAAGAGAAGAAACTGTTACAAGATGCAGGAATATTTGAAGAGGAGTTAAAGAGTGCCTAAACCAATGAGTGAAAAAGAGAATATGATTTTTAGAGGTGCGACCATAGACACCTCTAAAGAGATTAATGAGGAGGAGAGAAGAGTTCCTGTTGTGATTAGTACTGAAGCACCCATCACTGTGTGCGAGTGGAACAGAAGAAACTATGAAACAGACTGTTACCCACAGATTTTAGTCCACAGTGACGAGAGCGTGGTTATCAACAGAGCCATAGTGAAACTGCTTCATAACCATAACTCTTATGCTCTACCAATCGGTAGACTTGAAAACATTAGAGTAGAAGAGCAAAAGCTAAAAGCAGATGCCATCTTCTCTAAGTCAAACCCTGATGCCGAAGTGCCTTGGGCGATGGTTCAAGAGGGAACACTTGACGAGATTAGTGTGGGTGGAATCGTGATAGAGAAATCAGAGGTGCGTGATGCTGATGACAAAATAACTCAAGTTAATGTTACTAAATGGGAGCTACTGGAAGCTTCACTTGTAACCATTGCAGCAGATGCCAACGCAGGGGTTAACCGAAATTTACAACAAGGAGAAGAGTTGAACTTAAAAGAGATAAGAAGAGAGATTCAGAGCTTAAAAGCCAAAATTAAAGAGTCTGATGATGATGCAGTTAAAAGAGGTCTAGTAGCAGAACAGGACAAGCTAGAGAGAGAAGCTCTACAACTTGAACTAGATGAGATTAAAAGAGAGAGAGCCAATGATAAAAGAAAAGAGAAGATTCTATTTTTAGCCCGTAAGCATAATATTGGAGAGAGTGATGAGATGGTTCAACGCTTTTTAGATAATGAGAAAAAAACAGAACAAGATTTTGGTATGGAGCTTTTAGAGAGAATGGAAAACAGTCAAGTTAAGGTTGGGTTTCAGCGTGGAGAGAGTGGAGACCAGGCAAACATTACAAGAGCCATTTCAGACTCTCTTCTGTTAAGAGCTGGTTATCCGTTAGCAGATGCTCATCAAGATGTGAATCGTTATGCGACAGCTTCACTTTTAGACATTGCACGTGTCATCACAGGTATGGGGGACAACTTTAACAGAGATGAAACCATAAAACGAGCCATGACCACAGCACAGTTTCCAAATATGTTGTTGGGTGTTGCTCAAAGAGTACTTGAACAGAGTTGGGATGAAGTCGAGAGTACGTATCAGCTTTGGACACAAGTGGAGTATTTCAACGATTTTAGACCAAAACAGTATGTTGACCGAAAATCATTATTAGGGACTTTTGACAAAGTTTCAGAGGGTGGAGAGCGTAAATATGTGAGCATTGGTGAAGATGGTAGATCATGGGCAATTGATTCGTATGGAGAGAAGATTCTCTTTACTCGGAAGATGCTGATTAATGATGACCTTGGAGCATTGCTTGATATTGTAAAAGATATTGTTGCAAAAGCAAAAAGAACCATCAATACCCATGTATATGATCTAAAGCTCATGGAGGGAATCTATAAAGATTACAAGATGGGGGACAACAAAGCCATTTTCCACGCTGACCATAAAAACCTTGGAACAGCAGGGGCATTAAGTGAAGATACCCTTACCGTGCTTGACACAATGATGGGAGAGCAGATTGAAACCGATGGTAAAGAGAAGATTTCTCTGAACATTACACCTGAATTTTTAATCGTCGGTAGAAAAAACCGTCTATTGGCTCGTAAACTTCTTGGAAGTACAGCTTCGATTGATGGTAAGAACTCTGGAGTCGTCAATCCCTTTAACTCTCTCTATACACTTGTAGAAGAGCAGAGAATGAAAGATGCCTACTCTTTGGCTGCTAAAAACAGAACAATCAGTGTTGGTTTCTTGGCAGGTAACACAAGCCAAATGCCAATCATAGAGATGACTAACAAAGGTCTTGATGGTATTGAGTTCAACATTGAGCTTGATTTTGGTGTATCTGCTTCTGATTTCAGAGGTATGGCACTCAATAAAGGAAAATAAGATGGCAACACTACATAAAGATGGGCTTGTGGTAGATATTCTTCTAGTAGAAGATGTTGAGGTTGGGGGAATTGTCCCTCTTAAAAACCGTTGTGGTGTGGCATTGGCTACAGGTGTAATAGGAGAAACCATTCCTGTGTCGATTACAAAAACATATTACGAAGTCGCAAAAACCGATGATGTAATGGAAGTTGGAGATTTACTCTATTGGGATGGTGAGATTGTGACCAAAACCAAAGGTACAAACACCCCTCTTGGTATTGCACTTGAGGCAAAAGCCAATGGTGTAGAAGAGATTTTATTTAAATTAAATGGATAAGGAGCAAAAAATGTTAACCAAAAAATTTGAAAACCTAATTACTTTCGTAGAAGAGTGTGGCTTTGCCGTGGTCAAGATACCAACTGAAACCATGACTTTAGAGTTTGATGAAGATGATCTAAATGGTTGTGTCGATTGCCGAGCAGATATGGCATTTCTAAAGCCTCACAAAGATGCAGAGGTTCACTCTGTTTCTGTTGATAACGGAACAATCATCGAAGCTGATTCTCTTAAAAAAATGAGAGATGAGAGCAAAGAGCTTTATGCGATGCTTTATGAAAATGGTTACTTGGTTAAGAAGGAGTTTCAATGAAACTCTCTTTGATAGTAGCACGAATCGTTCGACCAACAAAAGTTTGGAAGATTAAAAAGTAGTGACTTTCGATGAGATGCTAGAAGAGGATAAAGATATGGTCTTCTTCAACACGGACGAGTTCGCAGATATGATGACCATAGAGGGGTACGGCTACGAGATGGAAATAAACCATCTTTCTTGGTCTACCACACCTCTTAGCTCTTCTTTGCAACTCTCAGCTTTACAAAGAGCAATCTTGTTCAAGAAGATAGAGGTTGAGGTTATTTTTGACATCAACACCGAAGTTATCTTGGATGGTGGTTCAGAGTTTGGAGAGAGTGTAGCGACTGTTCCTACTATTCTCTTACGAGAAGAGGATGCAGAGAAAATAGAGCATAAGATGAGACTTCTTATTAAAGATAAAAGATACATCTTGAACTACAAAGATGAAGAGAACGCAGGACTCGTTAGAGTTTATTTAGAGAAAAGGAGATAGTTTGAAAAAGATTGAGTTTTTAAATGATTTTTCGCTTAATGGAGTGCCTATTAAAAAAGGGACAATCCAAGAGATACATGGAAAGTTTAAGCAAAAAGACATTAACAGCGTAACAGCCACAACTTTAGTAAAAAGAGGTGTCGCCAAGTGGGTAACCGATGAGCCAGAAGCAACCAAGTCTAAACCAGCAGATAATAGACAGAGTAAAAAATAACCTTTTAAAAATAGAGGATATTAAAGAGGTCTTTGAGTGGCTAAGTAGACCGTTGGGAGAAGATGAGTATCCGTGTATGATACTCCGTGACCCTGATGACCATGTGGCTGATAGCTCTTTGGGTGTGACGGAAGCTCACTCTCTTAAATTGGAGATTGACATCGTCACCTCTCCTGATGAGATTGAAGCCACAAAAGTAAGGGAGTTTATTCCCCTGGTTAAAAAGGCAATGGGTGACACCATCACGGCTGATGACTTTTTTTATCATGGCAGTTATAGAGGCAGAACCATCGTGGGGGAGCATAAAGATTACTTTTATGTCGCCTCACGATTAACGTTTATAATTAATTTTGAAACAGAGAAATGGAGTGAATCAGCATGATGACCATGGCAGAGCTAGAGCGTAAGATAAATAATTTAGCTCAAACAGGAACTATTTGTGAAGTTTATGAAAAGCAGAAACCCAAAGACCATGAAGATTATGCCTTGTATGCGAAAGCTGACATTATGGGTAGGGAAACCGATTTTTTTCCAATTTTCACGCAACACAGCACCTTTAAAAAACATTATGTTCCTCCATGTATTGGGGAACAAGTAAAAGTCATAAATCCCTTTGGAAACGCAAATATGGGTTTTATTTTACGTGGCGTTGTTCCGAATGATGAAGAGCCTATTACGCATACGGAGAAAGATAGAGAGACAGAGTACATAGAGTATCGTGATGGAACAAAGATAGAAGTCTCTCTCTATGACAAGAGAATAAAAATGACCACACCCAATGAGGTTGAACTCACTATTACAAAAGGTTCAAAATTAAAGGTTCAAGTCAGTGGAGATATTGAAATCGAATCAGATAATAAGATAGAACTAACATGTAAAGATGCAGAGATCAATGCAACAAGTGTAGTAGTAAGATCACCCTCTATAGACCTTGGTGCAGGTTTTGGAACATTTGGTGTCATTACTGAAGCGAGTGTGTGTCCATTTACGGGTGTTCCACACATTCAAGGCTCAAATATCACAAGGAGCTTACCATGATGACTATAGAGGAAAAAAATATTATTAGTGAAAAAGTTGACTTTATTTTCATGAAATTAAATAATAATTCAATTAAGGAAACACCAGAAAATAGAGTTTTTTTTGAAGTATTATTGGAAGCTATTTTTCGAAGTCAAAAAGATGATGAAATGTTAAGTTTATTTAAAGAGCAATAAAAATGAGTAGTACACACAGAGTAGATGATTGTCTACTGTTTGGGTTCTACCCAAATATATTATAGAAAAAGGTTGCGTATGGTAACAACAGAACAAAACAATACCCCTATTGAAGAGGTGATGAAGCTCAATCTACAGAGTCAAAAAGATATGACACTTGCTATTTTAGCAGAGATTAAAAACAGTGAGTATGATGATGCAGAGTTGAGACAAACTTTAGCTGATCAAGGTGTGCTTATCAATGAAGTGAAAGAGATGGCTAAAATTCTTGATGACTTAGAAAAAGGTCAAATTGAAGAGATGCTTTTAACACTTCTTAATAATGCGAATCTTCAAGAGATTCTTGCTGGTATTGCGGTAAGTGTTGGTGGTACAAACTACAGCGTAAAGTCTGTAGTAGAGGCTTTGGCTAATGTCCCAAAAGTAAAAAAAGAAGAAATTGTAGAAGATGAAACAGGTGAAACAACTGGTCGAAAGTTGACTCTTGATGATGGATCAATCGTAACACTAGATGCTGTAAAAACAATAGCAGATGACGGTAACAGTGTAGCATTTGTGTTTACAGGAGATGTAAAAGGTTTTCCTGTTGAAATGGGAATGGTTTTAAGCAAAAGAGTAACTCAAGCTGGTTCAATTTCTGTTACGACTTGGCTTCCAAAAGAGATTACACATATCACATTTGACCTTACTCAACTTCTTGTTGCACCTGTTGCTACACCTACAAATGAAGAGGTAGCCGATACCGATGGTGATGGAACAGTAGGTTAGTAAATTGCTCTCTAACACAACAGGACTCGAAGAATCAATCAAGCTAAATCAGAAGCTTGTTTATCAAAAACTGTTTGAGTTAGAGAACAAAATTGCAGGACAAATCACATCGGTCGATGTGGTTTGTCCTGATATATTTGGTGGAAGTGAACTCTATAGAGTTGAGAAGCGTGAAGAGAGTGGGCGTTACATCGTATCGGTAGCTGAGGAGATAGTGAGACTGCTTACTACGCCGATTGGTAGCCGTGTGATGCGTCCTATTTATGGTTCTGAACTCTATAAGTTACGAGATAGAGAGAATGATGGCTATTGGCGATTGATGGCAATCAAGTATACCTTTGAAGCCATTAATGGCTGGATAGAGCGTGTGAGGTGTCGCAAAGTTCAGTTTGAACTGCAAGGCGATGGCAGAGTGAAGATGAAACTACAACTGGAGCAGAGATGATATTAGAAAAAGTGCCTTTACCTGATGTTTTAAAAGTTTATGACTACGAAGCTCTGCTTACTGAAAACATCTCTAGCATGAGAACTCTCATACCTGATTGGCATCCGAGTGAGGGGGATGTCCCCTCTATTATTCTTGAAGCTCTATCGTACAGAGAACTTCACTTGAGAGCGTACTTTAATCAGATGGCAAAAGCTTTTTTTTTAACCACAGCCACAGGTGCTGACTTGGACAACTACGCTGTTTTCTATGGTTTGGAGAGGCTTCAAGGCTCTTACCCTACAGCAAACTATCGTTTTGAACTTGTGGCAACGCTTACCTATGATGTGCTTGTACCCAAAGGCTCAACTTTAATCGATGAGGGTGGGACAAAGAGAGCCATTCTACTGAAAAATGTGACCATAGAAGAGGGCAAAGAGTATGCTGATGGTGTGGTGGAGCTACAAGAGTATTGTGAGAGTAGCGATATAGTAATAAAGATTATGCAGAATCCATTGCCATACCTTGTTAACTCTTGCCCACTGGAGCCGTTTACAAATGGTAAAAGTCAAGAGGGTGATGAGAAGTTTCGAGAGAGAATTTTGCTAAGTTTTGCTGATAAATCGACAGCAGGAAGTGAAGAAACTTATAAGAGCTACACCTTTAAAGCTGACAACCGAATCGAAGATGTTTCTGTTTTTGCTCCATTTAAAGAGGGGGAGAAAGATGGCTCTGACTGTATGCAGGGTGTGGTGGTTGTGGTTATCTATGCACCCACAGACATAGAGGATATTGCGATAGATAGGGTAGAGGAATCTCTAAACAGAGAGGAGATACGACCGTTAACCGACCATGTTGTTGTGCAACACGCAAAGGTTATTAACTACACCATCGAAGCGACCCTGCTTGTTTATCCCAATCAAAACTCTGCTCAAATCTACACGGAAGCGTTAGAGAGCTTGGATCGTGGACTTGCTACGTTGGAAAAGATAAATGCAGACATTACGCTTAGTGAACTGAACTCTTTTCTACGCGTTGCTGGGGTCAAAGAGGTTAAGTTTAAATCTCCTACGGAAAGATTTACGATAGATAGAGAGTCTATCGCTATTTGTGATTCTAAAAAAATAAATTATGAGGTCTATTATGAAGAACTATAAACCAACCTCTCTTTTGCCAAAGTCGTATCCTTTAGTTGAACACGCATTAGATCGAACACAAGAGTTTAGAGTTGACGGTTTGAGTTTAGAGTTAGAAATTATAAAAAAACTTGCCAACCCTTACGACTGTCCTATCGAGTTTTTACCTCAATTGGCTCACGCGTTTGGATCTGACTTTTACTGGGAGCTTGAGAACTTAACAGAGAGCCAACAGCGTGAGATGGTTGCTAACTCTTTGAGACTACATCGACAAAAAGGGACACTCTGGGCTATTAAAAAAGTGATGGAGATTTTGGGTGTAGAGACCGAAGTGGTGGAGTGGTGGCAAGATGATAAGTTGTTGAGTGATTTAGAGATTAAACCGATAGAACCCTATACCTTTATTGTCGTTATTGATGTAGTTACATTCTACACTAATACTGAAAAATTTATGAATGAGATGCAACAGAGACGACTTTTGAAATATCTAACAATATATAAAAATGTTCGTTCTTACTTTGATATGTACCTTAAGATTTCGACTGAAAATCAGATTGGATTTGGAAATTTTGCAGATACTACAGAGATAGATGTAGAAGAGTGTGAAACTAAAGATTTTGAAAAGAAAACAACCAATGAGTTAGGAGCTGTAGGCTATACAAGGGCTAGAGATACGGCTATTGTAGAGATGCAAAATCGAAATGAAAAACATCAATCTGTAATAAAAACAGCTTTGGCATCTTTTAATTCTATTACTGAGGTAGTAGAAGAAAGGATAGAAACCGACGATTATAGAGCTACAGTAGAGAGTAATGTAGGTGTAGCATCTTTTGTAAAGACAGTAGAACTGGATAGCGTGATGTGCGAAACAAATCCAAATAAGGAGGTTAGGAACGAGATGCTAATTCCAATATTTATTAGTATGCAGGAGGTAGTATGTCTCTAAAAACAAAATTAATACCTGTTTTAACTGAGGCAGGTAAACAAGCTGTATTTAAAGCAGACACGGCAAACATAGAGGTCAATATTAAATACATCGGTGTGGGTTCTGGGCAATATGAACCAACAGCAGATAGAACAGCTCTTGAAGATGAAAAATTACGAGTAGAGATACTTAGCTCTTCGGTTGACAAGACCAACTATCAGATGACGCTCAACACCATTTTTAAAGATGAAGAGAGTGAGTTTTATATAAATGAGTTTGGTATCTATTTGGATGATGGAACGCTGTTTGCTGTTTGGTCTTCGACAGAAAAGACCTTGGCGTATAAGTCGATATGGTCGAAACCAATTTTTGCGTTTACATTAAAACTAGTAGATGTCAATTTGGATGCGATTAATATCATTGATAACGGTTTGGATTTAAAACTCAACTATCTCACTGAGTTTACTTCGTTCGGTGTCTCCATGCAAAAATTGAACCTTCTGCTCATTCGAGCGTTTGATCAAATCAGGAAGTTAAAACAGAGTGGAGCTGATGCGTTAGAGGTTTTTAAAAAAGTTGTGGTGGGTGAGGTTGAGCGTATCGACAGAAGATACAATGACAGAACCAAGGAGGTGGATAGCCTATTGATTGCTAATGCAATAGGCATTATTAGAGCCATGAGGGTAGAGTTGGAGCGATATGATGCTCTTAAAAAACATGTCGATGAGAGATATGGGGTAACCCTTGCCAACTCCATCGCGATAGTCAAAATAAATCAAAGAGAGGTGAAATAATGGCAGTAACACAAACAGAACAGATAGCAGAGTTGATTCAAGAGTCAACGGCTCTGAATCAGACTTTTCATGAGAAAGAAGAGATAATTGACGAAAAAATTGTATTCGCTGAAACTAAAGTAGATAGTAAAATTATCGAACTTGAAGATTGGAAAAAAACAGCCATAAAAGATGAAATGAACAGAACTGTGTATGTTGATGGTGTCAATGGAAATGATGATACAGCTCAAGAGGGAGATGTGTCAAAGCCATACAAAACCATAGATAAAGCGTATTATGATAATAGGCAATTTGCTGGAAAATTCTCGATGAAAATAAAAGCTATCCCTGACTACACATATGTATACAAGTTGAATATGTATAGTTACGGTGGAAATGTTTTCCGTCTTGAAACTTGGGATTATGATGGAACAAATAGAGCCAAAATCCAACCTATTGCAGATATGATACGAGTCAACGACCAAGACCAAATTATCATGAAGCGTTTCGAGATATGGGAGTCAGGTCATATGAGCATCAATCATATTGAAATTGTAATTCCCGACAAAACGGTATTCACGTATGATAGTTGGTATTATGGTGGAACACCATTTTTAATCAATGGTGGTGGCTCATTGTTTTTATTTGATGTTGTGGTAGATATTTTGGCACAAAGAAATGATTTAATTTTGGTAACTGGAAACTATGGAACACCATCAATTCACATACATGGTTCAAACATAAACATGGGTGATAGATATCTTATTTACAACAAGTATGATGCACCATGTATATTAGATGTACTATTCTCTGATTTGTGGGCAATAAACTTGGATGTCCAATATGTGAAAAACATTGTAAGAGATGTAGATAGTGGGAATCCAATCAACCTAATTTCAAATTTAAATTTTAGTTTATAATTAAGGAATAGCATGATTATTAATAATATAAAAATAAACAATAAAATACATACAAATGTTGAAACAGAATTCTATGATGAAGAGCAATCAAAAATAATAAAGAATCCAATTCTTCCAACTGATTTAGATGCGTTCAAGGCTATTGCGATTGATACAATTCAAACAGATATAGGGCAAAGAGTAAAAAAAGAGGCAAAAACTCAAATTAATTTAAGTGCTTCGACTTCAAAATATGCACTGATGCTTTATAAAATCCTAAAAGAAAATAAGCTGACCATGAATAGCTTGACTGAAAAAGAAAAAGCAACCATTAAAATATCAGATACACTGATTGAACAAGGATATTGTGATAGTGACCTAATGCTCAACACCCTTGAGAAAGTTATGGATTATAGAGTTGATGGTGGGATTAAAATCGGCAAAATTATGTCAGCAAACACAATAAAAGATATTATTTCTCTTTTAAACGAGGTTTAATATGAACTTAAACTACGGAATCAACGGACACCTATCCGTAGAGGCAGCACGACCGATTATTGTCGAGTCGTCTACCCCTATTGGAATGGTGGTAACAGCGAATGGTGACGCTGTGGAGGGGTGGTTGAAGTTTAACACCCCTATGGAGGGGATGGAGTATTGTGAAGATAAAAACATCACAGATGGTACATTCCTAAAAGCGATGCACGGCATCTATCTGCAAGGGGTTAACTGCCCTCTTGCTGTCTATGTTGTGATTAAAGATGAAGATGATAGCAAGAACAGAGATGCCGTAAGCAAGGCAATCGAAGAGATACCTATGGCAGAGGTTAATACAGGTGTTAGACCTGACTTGATGATTGCCCCTGAGTACTCTAACGATGTTGGTGTTGCTGCTAAACTTGACAGCATGGGTGCTAAACTCTGGTCTACAGGTATTGCGTGTAGCTTTGACAACAATGAAGCCGATGCCAACAGTTTTATTGGAAACTTTGGGACTCGTTTTTTACTTCTCGTTAATGGTGTGAGCCACATCGACGGAGTAGAGATTTCAAACGACATCTTGGTTGCAGGGCTGATTGCCTACTGGGACAATGGTGGGGTAAACGGCGACGACCCATTTGGTTGGGCGAAAAACCACTCAAACTGTGTGGTTCGTGGAATTGAAAAGGCTACACGTAAAGATGGCTCTTTTATTCAATTTATTGATCATGGTGACTGTGAAGCTAGAAGATTGCGTCAGAAGGGCATGGGTCACATTGTTAAAGATGTGGGTTGGAGATGGTACGGTTTTGAAACGACCGATATTGACCTTATTTGGCAATCGCTTGATAGAGTTAGAACTTTTTACCGACTTATGAGAACCATTATTCAGTCTATTAAATGGGCGAGAGACCGAGAGGCTGACCAGCTTATTTGGGTTAAGAAGTCTATTGAAGAGTTCTTTAGGGAGCTTAAGGGCAATAAAGTGATGATAGGTTTTGAGGTCTTTTTTGATATAGAGAAGAACACCAAAGCTACGGTTACAGCAGGTAAATTTTACTTGACTATTAAGACTCAAGATATGCCAAGCATTAGAGAGCTTAATATTGAGATGGTCTATGTAGATGATTATAGTGATATATTAATCAATTTTTTAAATGGTGAGGGGACATTGTAATGGCAATTATCAAACCACAGGTCGTTATAGATGCGAATGTATTTATTGATGGTAAACACCATTTGGGTGTAAGTTCTAAAGTTAAGTTACCAAACATTGAGTTTTTAAAAACCGAGCAAAATGCAGGAGGATTTGAAAGAGAACTTTTCAATGGTATTTTAGGAAAAATGGAGGGAGAGCTAACTTTTAGAGTCTACTCTAAAAAAGCATTTGATGCTGCCAAACTCTCTTACCAAAGTTCTGACCATACAGAGATTTTAATTAAGGGTTCGTACTATCAAGATGGTAAAAAACACGCTATTGTCGCAAATTGGAAAGGTAATGCCAATGTAGAGGACAAAGATCTTGAGGCAGGTGGAGAGGTTGAGCGTGTTTTAAAAATGAGCATTGTTGTGGCTGATTTAACCATTGACGGCAAACAAGAGTATCAGATTGACAGTGACAATATGGTGCTGATTGTAGGTGGAACTGACCTACTGGCTGACCTTCGTAGCCAAATTATGTAAAGGGATTAGATGGTAAAAAATTTAGATATTTTAAAAGATTTTAAAAACTCTGCTGAGGTTAAAAATGAGGGTGGAGTGATTGTTCTTGCTTTTGCTAAACCTATTTTTGTAGCAGAAAAAGAGAGCAATACCGATTTTGAGTTTAGAATTCCTACGCTTGAAGATTTGGAATTTGCGATGGATGCGTCAAAAGATGAGAAAGAGGAGGATATGAAAAATTTAATTCAGAGTTATTATCTTATTTCTTCTCAGTTTTCACCCAAGATTGCCCCTACCGATATGCCAAAACTTCTAAAAGTTGAAGAGCTGAAGATATTTGGTGAGGTGCTAGAACCTTTTTTGTCGTAAATGACCAAGAGAGCATCTTAACCATCGTCTCCCTCATTGGTGCCAGTTTGCACTTTGGTTACAGGGAGATAATGGAGCTTCGAGCTGATAAAGCCCTAAAGCTCTATAAAAACGCTAAAAAACTACTAC